CCACATTGGTGTATAACATCATAATTATATTTTTGTTTTATGTTGGATAATTGTAGGTCTAAAAATGATCCAAATAATTTATTTTCTTTTAATAACCACGGAAATTTGTTTAAGTCTTCTTGTGAGCAATATTTCCATGCGTCTATTACCACAACACAAGAATTCATCTCATGTTTCTTCCAATTTTATCATTAACCTTTCCGCACGATTTGTAACTTGATCGTGCCATCTAGAATCTCTGCCTTCGATGCCAGCTTGTTTCCAATCACACTCTTCTAGTGCTTTACGGAAGTTCTGAAACTTACCTAGGCGTGTTCTGCCCATATTGAACATCATGTTTACTAGGACTTCCTGTACTGTCCCCGGCCATGTATTAAATTGTGCTTTATATAGTGCAACACACTCTGAGATTGATGTGTCAAGGTCACGTTCAAAGCATTCTCTAACTCGTTCTTCTGAGACTGGTGTGCCATCTGCTTGTCCAAATTCTGGATCAGACTCGAGGACCAAGTGTCCAACTCCGAAAGTTGGGTAGCCCAAATGGTCTTTATAAATTTCATACACAACTCCCTCATCGATTTTTAGTTGCTCAAAAACTGCTTCTCTGTTCATTTACTTTCCCTTAAAAAATTTGAAAAAGAGGGGCGACTTTCACCCTCTTTGAGTTGCATACCTTTACGTACCGCATCAAATAGCTTCTTTGCACTTGCTTGTGATGCTCGTTGATTCAGTCCTTTCTTGAATGATGTAAAATCATTGTTACTGACAAATGATCTCATCTTAGTACCACTAATTCCAGTCACACCTTCAGCGTCTGGGTCTCTTTCGCCAGCAGATACTATTGCTATCTCTTTAAAGTTGTAGTCTTTACCATTGTATTTATCTGCTATTTTTTGAAACTCTTGTACTCTATCTGAACCTGCTATCATTACCACATGGGTAAATCCTTCTTTATTCATCTTTGTTAGATGTGCAATAAAGTGTGGTTGTGCTTTAGAGGAGGCTTGGAATTTCGTGCCAGGATGAATACTTTTTAGGTATGTAATTTTATCTTGTGCTGTAAGAGGATTTTTATGCTTGTCTTGAGAATGACTCACTATTACTCTGTGATCTGCCCTACGTTTCTGGGCTTCACTCTTCACTTTATCGACTAACTTGCTATGACCAGCAGTTGGAGGGTTTAGTCGACCAAAAGCAAAAACTATTCGCTTTTCTCGTTCTTCGTGTATTGTTCTAAGGTTCATGGTTTAAATTCTCTTACTAATTAGTATTCTATATACTATTTATAAGACAAAAATAAACTATCTGTCCCAAGCCTTGATTGCGGTGAAGTTGTTGTAACTAAACTCCATTCGGTCAACTAGCTTTACTGCCCGACCAGATGTTCTGTCGATAGCAACATATCCTTCAGGATTCACTACTTTAAATCCATTAGGAGTTCTGACAAATGTGTTAGTTAATTGTTTTATCTTATTAAGTTTGGAAACTATCATCATCTTCGCAGATATTAGTAAGTTCTGGAAGATGATGACGTTTACAAGTAAGCCTGTTAGCTTACGTAGATCGCGGAGGGTCGCTGTCTTCTTGTCCTCAATCGCTTTCTTCGTTTTATCAGTTTTAACCTTTCCCGCTTCTTTGTCGAATTTTTCTTCAACCCAGGTAAGGTAACCTTTTGCGTGTTCACTAGGATTAGTAATTTCTTGACCGACTCTTACTTTAGAATTTGTATATGTTTTTATACTAGCGCCAACAAATTTACCTTCCATTGATGCTTGTATTCTTAAAAATTTTGTTAATTCCGCAGAAGATATTTTGGCAAATGCTTTTCCAACTTCAGACAATTTAGCTGTTACTTGATCTGTCTCTGCTTTAGTAAATGTGGCTGTTCCACTTTCATCTTTGTAAGTGGCATCATCCATCCAGATAGACGTAGGTTTTCTAAGACTCTTCGTATCTGCACCGAATGATGCTTTCATGTTTTCTAGTGACGTTCCTGTATATGTAGTGTGCCAAACTACACCGATCTTAGCGGCTTTCATCTTCCTCTCTAAAAATGAACCTTTAGGAATTGCGTAAACGATTGTGTTGGGCTGAAATGTTGTATATGTTTGACCGTCTATTTTGTCCGTTTCTAAATCGGCAGACGTATACATCAAGTCACCCTGTAGGACGTTCTTGATACCCAATTTACTAAATTCTGTGAGAGCAATCTTGAATTTGGGTTTTAGTGATGCGGGTAATCTTGCATCGGAATCTATTTCTTTTGCAGTCTTATACAGTAAAGGTGTCTTATTGAACACGCTCTTTTTAGCTACAAAGAATTTACCGTCTGCAGGATCTATACCCGCGAAAATAGCTGGAGCTCCATCCCATTTAACAGTCATGTTAATGGAACTACGTGAGTTGCCAGCCATCATATCTCTTAATGACCGAAGAAAGTTGACTGCGCCTCTAGCACCGCCAATTCCAGAATTAATAATTTCGTCCTCGAGATGCTCCAAATGCAAGTTTTTGCCATTTGCGTCTTCGGTTAGAAATGTTGAAAATCTTTTCATTCTTCTTCTTTTGCTTTCTTCGCTCTTGTCCGTTTTACAACGGCGCGTTTGGGTTTCTGTACTTCTACTTCCTCTTCTACATAAGATTCGGAGGGTGCAAAAGACTCTTTTTTCTTCTTAGCCGCTTGTTGCAATTTTTCTTTTTTTGCTTTCAAGTCTCTGGCTATACCTTTCAATTCAACAATTTCTTTTGTGAGGGCTTTGTTGTTCAAATCCAAAAGGTTTTTAACATTTTGAAGTTTGTCTCTATGTATTGTAGTCTCTGCTAGTTCTCGCTGAGTAACAATAAGTTTAGCATATATATCAAACTTCTCTATATAATCAACTCTTAGTGCTTCTTGTAGCACCCGAACTCTTTCATCTTGATAACGCTCTTCTTCAGACTTTTTTGCCATTTCTGGTAGTGCGTCATTTAATTCCAAATTAGGACCAACGTCACTTTCGATATCATAATATTCAGTCATATTTATGTGTTTCCTATTCTACGAAACTCTTACCATGGTATAATTGTCATACCTATCATGTTTAATAAGATTTCTATAATTATCAATCCGATAAAACCCCCAAGTAATTGCCAAGCCCACCATTTCCATCCGGTAAGGTTTCTTGACCATTCTGCTAGAGAACTATCATTCGCTTTGTCATACGCACCAGTTTTATCGCCAATTTTGTCTGCCCAATAACTAGGGTCTATCCAATCAGCTATCTTTTTAAGGAATTTAACTATCAATTGCTGGACCCACTTTCTTTCTAACATTGTCTACCACATTTCTGAGTTTGACTGAAGTTGGATCTTTCTTGCCATACTCATTCGCTATTGGTGCGTATGGATTTTGATCAGCGATACGTGAGAGAACTTCTTTAAAGTCTCCTTTTGGTTTGACAGCATCACCCGTACCACCAATAATTGCCATGGTTGTTGGGAGTTTATGTATATTTCCGTTACTATTTTCTACCAATTCTTCACTAGCAGATATGGACATAAACTCTTCCCATTCTTCACCAGTTTCTTTATTCTTGAAACTATATGTTGGCATTACAATTTTCCTTTACTAATGTTATACTATATATGCGTGAAATCTCTCGCTTGCTCTAATCCCAAAGATTTTCATAATACTTGCCAAACAATTTGAAGCCGTTTGAGATACGCTCTTGGTATGCTGTACGCCCTTCCCAATCAACCTCATATGTGTCGTTAGGACCTTTGACCATTTTACTATGACCTTTGAGTTTACCTTCAATTAGTTTAACCCACTGAATGTCATGTTCACCGGATGAAAACTGGGTTTCCCAGTCTGTATGTTTACTCTCAAAGGCAAAAATCATTTCATCTAATACCCAATCCCAACGCTCAAAGAACTTAGGATCAGTATCACCATTTTTAGTGTATGCTGTTAGTTCTTTCTTAGTAGGGCGCAACTTTGCTGGCACATCTTCTGGATATACGTAAGGAGCACCGTGCTTGGTAAGTTTGAGTTGCTTCAGCATCGGCTCAATGATATGTGCTAACGTATGATCCATACTCCAGGTATCAAAGTCATCTATATGCACAGATACTTTAGGCTCATTACCGATACCAAACTTTTCATATAGAAAGTTGTGATACCATCTATGT